GGCGAATCAATTCCCGGGTGTGCATTTCGATGGATCAATGGCTGGTGGACCAGAGGCCGGATATGCCTTTATCCCATTCCGACTTTCAGATGCCGAGGTGGTGTCGATCCTGAGTGGTACGGTTGGCGTGCCCGTGCTTGGTGAAGGATGGACCGCCGGATGGGACCGGACGAGGTATGGAAATCCAGTAATGAACTAAACGAATAACAAGGTGACAATGAAGCGAATGGAGGTGACAGTTTGAACCATAATGAGCTATACGAAAAAGTCTGCCAGCCGAAACTGGAAGAAATCGCCTCAAACGTAAGTGAGATTCGCAAGGTGTTAATATCAGGGAACGGATATCCTCCGGTGTTGACTCGGATGGCCAAAGTGGAGCAAGTCGTCAAGGCCATTGTGTGGTTTGTCGGCGTGATCGTCGTATCTCTGGTCGGGACAGCGTTCGCGTTCGTGTTCAAAGACATTGGTAAACAGTAGTGGCGGGTCTGGGCCGTCTGTCGGAAGGATGGACGGCCCCACCTTGATCGAAAGTCACAACCATGACAACGTATTATGTCGATGCCGTTAATGGCGATGATTCTTACGATGGGCTTGCTGCCACCTATGGGGGTGGGCATGGGCCGCTGAAAACATTCGGCAAAACCAACACGGTCGGCGTCTTGCGAAAGATGCAGTTGGGGACTATCGTCGGCGGCGACACGGTGATGATCGCGACGGGGAATTATTCTTTCAATCTCGACAATTACACGCTGGCGGGCCGGACTGCCGGGAACTATATCACGTTTCAGGCCGCTACTGGTGCGACGGTGGTGTTCGACTTTTTCCTGCTGAATGACAGTTTTTCGCGGTACACAAACGTCAAGATGGTGGGTGAGAGTCTTACGAATCCAATCGTGTTTCGTGGCCGATTTAATACCGTGTCGGGGGCCTCATACACTCATTCCACCAAGACGATCACCTTGACAGATTCATTTCCGAACGTGATTTCAAATCCGCCGATGTACTTCCATGTGACCAGTGGCACAAATATGACCCCGGGCGATTATCAAATCACCTCTGTAACAGGTGACGACTCGCTCGTATTCACGGCGGCCCCCGGAACGGGCGACTCAACGAATGTGGAGGGATATGTCTGGATCGCTTCGGGCGCGTCCATGAAGGCGGGGACTTATGCCTACTTTGACTATTGCACCTTTGATCTGGATAATTACCAGTTGACTCCGAATGTCGTCGCCGTATCATCGACCGCCGATTTATTCGACTATGCCACATTCGATCATTGCGTGATCCGTGATACATGGCGCGGCATGACACTCACCAGAAACTCGTATTGGACGGTCAAAAACAGTGAGTTTACAAACTGCCGTGAGGATCACCTTAATATTTCCGGCCCGCGATTGACTGATCTGTTGGTACAGAATTGTTCTTTTCATGGAAAGAGCGAAGTCATTATTACCGATGGGGCGTATGATGATTCGACAGGGGTGATTACGAAGTCCGGTGCGTTCGGGAGCGTGGCTATCGGCTCGACGTTCGTGATTACCGGCGGCACAAACATGACTCCGGGAAACTATACGGTCTTGAATCAATCGGCCAACACGATCACGCTTTCGACATCAGCCGGAACTGGAAATTCAACCAACGTGGCCGGGTACATATATCAGGGGGGCCGCGATCTGGTTATGGTTTCGAACGCTAACGATGCTTCCAATGTCGTGTTCGAGCGCAACATCCTCTACGATTGGAAGGATCAGGGGATGAGTATTTATAACAGGGATTGGCCCTTGGCGGCGGGGGATGCCGTCGATGATGGGGACAATGTGTATCTTCCGTTGGCCGCGTCCCCATCCGGGATTTTCGTGGTTGGTGATAGTGTAACAATATCCGGAACTACCAATTACAATGGGACGTTTACGGTCATATCGCTCGACACGACGACGCCGTTTGGGATCACAGTCGGCCCGGCAACATTCGTCCCCGAAACCTTTACTGCCAACACAAGTTTCATTATCCATGCCGCGTATCCGGATATTGTACTGCGTAATAATCTGTTTTATGGCGGGACGGGATGCCCGCTGATGATCGACGGAACGGAGTCGGACGGGACGACGGGGCTTGATCTGTATTACAACACGATCCTCGGATCAACCGATATGCGGTTGGGCTTGGCCCACTCTGACACACAAAACACCAACTCAATCGTGTGCAATATGTATGGCAATCTCATTGAGGGTTTGCTGTTAGACAAAGACGACACGAACGGCGGAACGAGCGGGGATTATTCAAGGGTATGGAATCACGACTACAATCTGTTTGGGGACTGGTCCAATGCGACGGGGACTCACTCCTACGCCTTCTCGGAATCCACCAATGAGGACGAGCTTGGCGACACGGCGTTTCAAGCCCTGTTTCGTACTTGGGGATCAAACTATGAATTGGCGGCGGGGTCTGCGGCTATAGATGCCGGAGAGTCAACGTATGCCCCATCCGACGACCTTCTCGGTGTCGTCCGGCCTAAAGGATTGGCCGACGACCTCGGCTGCTACGAATATAACCTAATCGGATCAATCAAAAACTCGATGGACGCTGGCATGTCTGTCATGAGTGGGGGTTTCATGTAATGGAAATCATTACTTTTAATCGAACGTCCAACATCATCCGGGTCAAGATCGCCGACACATCCGTGACGACCAACGCTGGAAAAACTGGATTGACGTATTCCTCGACCGGCCTGATTATCTCCACGATTGCCAACAATGAGGCGTCGGCTACGGTCTACACGGCGGCGGCTGGAAACATCGAAACGATTTCCACCCTCGGGACGTATGCGGCCCCAACCTCCGGGAAGTGTCGCTTCAAAGAAGTGGATGCAACGAATCATCCCGGGGTGTACGAGATACAGATTGCCGATGCGCGATTTGCTGTTGCGAACGCAACCAGCCTGATCGTATCCATTCTCGGTGCGTCCGGGGCGGCTCAATGTGATCTTCAGATTCTTCTGACTCGTGCTGATTTCCAAGACTCCGTCCGTGCAGGCCTGACCTCCTTGCCCAATTATGCGGCGGGTGCGGCGAACGGACTGATTACGAGTGGAACGGGAGCGGGACAACTAAACCCCGTAACCGGGCGGATTGGAATTGATCTGGCCCAAACGCAAAATCCAACCTACTCGCAAAACTGGAGCGGCACAACCATCAAGGCGGTAACGGATGCGGTAACTCCCCCAACGGATCAGGCGGTCAATGTGACCAAGATTGCCGGGGCAGCCGTCAACACCGCCCTCGCGCAGCTTGGCGTCAATGTTGTTTCGCAGGCCAATATCGACTTTGGAGCATTACAGAAAGCCAGCATAACGGCGGCGGTTCCAACCGTTATCGCAATCGTAAGCGGGATTGATGCGGCGTTGGCTGAGCCGTCTGCGGGCGATTCTCCCGACAGTCCGACGCTGACTCAGGCGGTAAACTGGATATATCGACGTCTGTTTAATAAGAACGTGACCACAATCGACAAGTTCCAGATTTTCATGAGAGATGAGTCGTCTAAGATGTGCGAACAAACGTATTCGGATAGCGGTACCGAATTAACCATCGGCGAAGCGAAGGCGGCAGTGTAATGGCGTTGTTACCGACTGATTTAAGGCGAAGTATTGCGGGTCTGCCACCCTCGTCAGACGGTAGCGTGTCCGTGGGCGACCGGAAGCTGATTGCATGGTTGCCCCTGAGTGCCATAGCTTATGTCGACATGTCGATCCTGTATTCTGAAATTTATACGCTGAAAACCAAAATAGATCAGTGTCTTACCTATCTCATGACACTATCCGGGAGAGATTGATGTCCGACAATGACCAAAGCTATAAGACGGTAACGGGGCTGGTCAATATGGCCCTGATGACGATTGGTGCCGAACCGCTATCCAGCATGACGGGAACGGGCAGCAATGATCTGATAGCCCAGCGGTTTTGGCCGCAAGCTCGCGACGCGGTGCTGATGCGGGCAGACTGGCCGTGCGCCCTGATTCGAGAGGAGTTGGTGCTGGACGAAACGCACACGCTGACAATGCCCGATGCGGAATGGGCCTATATGTTCGATTATCCATCGGATGAAACCATGATCCGCATTGTCGATGTTGTCGACGAGGGCGGCAATCATCTGCCTTGGAAGATTGAGCAAATTCCCTCTGACGATACCGCCCCGAAAATTCTCTGCAATTCCGACGAGGCGTATTGCATTTATGTCTACGAAAACAACGACCCCGCGTCCTATCCCCCACAGTTGCGGCGGGCGATGGTGACGATGCTGGCGGCGGAGTTGGCCCCTCGCGTTGTCGGATCGACGCGCACAAAGGCCGACTTGCTGCAAGAGTATGAGCAATACGATCTCCCACGAGCTATGGCCGAAGCTGGACTTGCTGGTGCGTCCCATGAAGCGGATGAGGGAAACAAAGACTGGACCGAAAGCTGGGGCTAACCAATGGGGATTCGATACGATACGATTCAAAAGAGCTTTAATGCTGGCATATTGACCGATATGCTGATGGATCGGTCTGATCTCGACAAATATCATCTTGGATGCAAGACCGCTGAGAATATGATAGTCAGCCCCTATGGGCCAGCGATGAAGATGCCCGGGACGCGGTATGTGGCCGATGCCAAGAGCGAAGATGCAGTACTGGTCCCATTCCTGTACAGCGCGCTCGATACCTATGCAATGGAGCTTGGTGTCCGCTATGGTCGACTGTTCAGGGATGGCAAGCCATTTGTTGTGGGTGAAAGTGCAACCATCACAACGTGGGCCGCCGCAACCTCTTATTCCCGAGGCGATTTTGTCCATGCGCCCGTAGCCGGGGAAGCCCCCTATGTTTGTTTAACAACTCACGAATCCAGCCCCGTGTTCACAGACGACGTGGCGAACCGGAGATGGTATCAGCAGATCGCCGATGCGATTGGGACGGGCGATGTCAGCCAAGACGATCCAACCAGCAACCGCGTGAAGATATCCGGGCATGGCGGCGATTACGCCGGGCTGAATATCAATGACTGGGTCTATGTCTATTTTGAACACGTTTATACCACGGGATTCTACAAGGTGGTCGCGGTGACGCCGGGCACATATAGCGCAGTGACCATTGATCTGACGTACACAAGCGACACAACCGACGCACATGTGAATGTCATTGTCTTTGAATTTCCAACGCTGATTAAAGACCCAAAGCACTTACAATGGACACAGCAGAACGACGTTCTGTTTCTGGCCTGTCCGACTCAAATGCCGAGCAAGTTGAAACGGTATGGGCGGTATGAGTGGATTCACGAGGAGTCCCGATTTGATTATGGGCCGATGCGTGATGTGGAGGTCAAGGGGTATGTCGAGGGATGCTATGTGTGTCCCGATGCGCCGTCACCGACAGCGAAGGTGAGATTGGTCAAACCCGATCTGTTGGGGGCAACGGCGGTGGGGACTACGGCGGGCGTGCGATTTTCGACGGATCGTTATACGGGCGACGACTATGAAGTGGAAGAAGTTGGGGCTTCGTACAATGATATTGATCTGACTTTTGTGTTTCCCAACACGTCCAATATACAGTACAGGGCTGTGGATTGTGTTGCCAGCAAGGATACTGGAACGGGCAAATTGAAGCTAACCAAGACCGGAGCGTTCACGACATATTCTTCTGGACAGGTGTCTCTTGAGTTGCCAGCATGGACGACTCCTGTTGGCAGTGAGTCTGCTCCTGTTACCCCACGGTTCATGTGGATTCCCGTGTCATATAACGGGCGAACGGCAGTTGGGCTGCAAGGTTATGCCGCCAATGGAAGTGACGTACGAATGTTTTCAGTAGGGGAATATTTCGTAAGCCCCCTGTATGATTCCCAAGGGAATAACAAGGGCGATCATAAGACCTATATACTTTCCATCGACACAGTTAATAATGTCGCCGTGACGAATTTTACATGGTCGTCGTATCATGTAGGGTGGTGGCAGGACGTTCCCAAACCATACGCGCAGGGCCTTTACAATGTGTCGTCCTATACGAATGATTATGTGATTCTCGATACGGAATGGAAATACGCCCCCATTCTTCCCGACAGCGGCGGAACGGTAGTGCAGTTTCCGGATGTTACTTTCAATGGAGTATCCGGGGAAGTGACCAACCTTGAATCCGGATGTTCAGTGACAAGTGGAGGCGGAAAATGCAGAATCACGGTTACGAAGTGGAGGCCCAACCAGTATGTCGTCGGCTCCTATCTCTATTTTGACGTGACCGGTGGTACGGATGGATGGTATCCGATCATCGCAATCGACCCGTCCAATCTGAGATTCGATATTGATCTCGCCATTGGAACGGTCACGCTGGCCAGTATCTATATGTACCCCATGACCGCCACACTGCGCCTACCTGTGTCCCTGTGTGTGACGCGAATAGGTGGTCGCATGGCGCTAAAGAGCAGCACGCAGAAGTTTTTCGAGAATCGCAAGGGACAGGTGTTTCTTTTGAGGCATTATCGCGATCTTACCGATCAGAGATTGAATCACACCTTTTCGTCGGGGTCGCTGGTATCTCCGGTATTGTACTGTGTGAAATCGTGGTCACTGACCACTTCGGGAAGTTGGGAGGGCAGTATCGCCGTCGAGTGGAAAGAGAAGATAGACGATCCGTGGGTAGTCGTGTTTTCCGCGTATCGAAAAGACGGAAACATTATTCAGACGAAGGATGTCGAGACACAAGGCGAAGGGGCCTATTATCGTGTCCGATATGTCTATATTGGAACTGGCTACCCCACAGCAAGTTTAGAATCAACGGGGACCATCCAAGAGGGTATATACCGCGTGACCGAGGAAGGGGCTGCGGACTCCTACAGTGCGTATGTCGATGAAGTGCAACCCGCCTATAAGCAGGACCGATGGACTGCAACATGGAAAGAGGGGTCGTTTTCCGAGGCAAATGGATACCCCCGTGCGATCACCTTTCACGAGGGCAGGCTGTGTTTGGCCGGGACAACCGTCGAAACGGAAAAGGTATGGCGCAGCCGAGTTAATGATTATGACAATTTCCGTGATGGACTGGATGACGACGATGCGCAGTCGTTTTCGATCAACTCTAATTCACATGATTCCATTCAATGGATATTGGGCAGAGGCCCGCTGTTTGTTGGCACGGCTGGTTCGGAACACCACATGCGGGGGGCTGACGGGTCGCCGTTGACCGTGAAGAACGTCCGCGTTGATAATCCGTCCTCGTTTGGATCCTCGGACATGATGCCCTTGATCGCAGGCAACACAATATTGTTTGTGCAGCGGCATAGCCGAAAGATTCGAGAAATCGTCTATTCAATCGAGTCGGATTCTTATGTCGCGAACGATTTGACCGAACTTGCGCCACAGGTGACGGAGAGCGGTGTGGTTCAACTTGCTTACATGCAAACCCCCTACCCGATTGTGTGGGCGGTATGCGACGATGGGTCGATGGCTGGGATGACTTACGAGCGTAGCCAAAACGTGTTTGGATGGCACACCCACACCGCACAAAACGGATCATATAAATCGGCGTGTGTTGTTCCCGGAGAAAACGGCGACGACATGTACGTCCTCGTCAATAGGCCCACCATACCCCCCGCCCCCGGCTCTGGCGAAACCGAATACCAGACCGAGCCACGAATTGAACGGTTTGACCCCATCTCTGACGATCCCGAGGATATCGTCTTTCTTCATTGCGCTTCCGAACGGAAACGTGGAACGCCCGTCTTGATGTACAAAATCGGGACTACGGCCTTTGGCGATCCTGTCACGATTGACCTTGCGGATATCGAGAACGCCTACGACAGTGCGTCCGGCAATGCGATTGCTGTGGGGGACACGGTGATCCTTCGTAATCTGATTTCGTCGCTGGAACACCTTGACTATGACGTGAGCGGGACGGTATGTCGGCTCGGAACAAACCTATCCGGTGACACTTATGAGCTATGGGATTTGGCCAGCAATCCTGTTACGCTTACCGAGGACCAATACGATGCCTTAGTACTTGAGGATGGGGATGGGTACTATTCATCCATAACGGCGACATTGGAGTGGGCAATAGACCATATCCGAGTCCCCTGCGACTATCCGCTCGACGGCACGGCGGTTGCCATTCTGGATGGACGTGAGGTTGTGGACTTGGATGCAGTAACCAAGGGATCGTACGCCGGGTTTGTCCCATCCGGAAAATATGGCAGGCATATCGTGGTAGGGATCGAATACACCGCAACGCTGGCTCCTACTCCGTTTAGTGCCGACGTTCAGGGTGAGGTGCGATCCCGCAAGAAGCGAATCGTGCGAATCTCAACGTCCCTCTATAATTCTGGACCGTGCAAACATGGATATACTGAATCCTCCCTTGAATCGGTCAGTGGAATTTCGCCGGGCGACACGTTTACCGGAGTGGTTCAGAAAGAGGTAGGCGGGGCACATGTCACAGATGCGATGATGTACCTCGTTTCTGATACACCACACCCACTGATCGCGCGGTCGATGGTTGCCAAGGTCGAGATTGGGGACGACCAATGAGCGTCCTCTTGATTCCATTCCATCCCGAACATTTCCGACAGATACCCGTCCCGGATCACGATGCCGGGATATTGGTGATGCCAAACTTGGATCGACGGCTTGAGCAAGCCGTGGTCCCTGACCAGTCATTCACCGCGACCGAAGATGGCAAGGTGGTGGGTGTTGGCGGCGTCGTTCCTTTTTGGGATGGTGTGGGAGAGGCGTGGGCGATCTACCCGCGCGATACTCGGCGGTATAGGTTTGCGATCTACCGAATAACCAAACAGATGATCAACTTGATCGAACGGCGGTATAATTATCGAAGGATCGAGGCGAAGGCCCATTGTGGGTGGATGGCTGCGGTATCGTTTCTGATTGCGATGGGATTTGAGATTGAAGGCCGCGCCCGGGCGTACGGGCCGGACGGTGCCGACTATTATCACATGGCAAGGGTAAGGTAATGGCTGAACTGGCAATAGCTGCGACAGTGATAGGCGGCGGCGTTATGGCCTATGGGCAATACCAACAGGGCCAAGCGGCGAAAGCGGTTGGCTCTGAGCAAAAGCGAATCAGTGAACACAATGCCCGCGTTGCCGAGATGCAAGCCAAAGAAGCGGAAAACAAAGCTCTATATGAGGCCGGTCTTCATCGGCGGCGCACCGCCTCGATGATCGGCGCACAGAGGGCTGGGCTGGCGATGGCGGGGGTGTCCTTGACGGACGGATCGCCATTGGCCCTGCTGGCGGAAACGGCGGCGTTGGCGGAAACCGACACGCAAATGATACTCCGTGAGGGATCGATTACCGGGTCCATGTATCGTGCCAAGGCGTGGGAGGACAGAGCCATAGGCAGTGTGTCGGCGTGGGAAGGAAAGAGCCGTGCAAGGGCGGGGACAATGCAGGCCGGGGGAACACTGTTGGCAACGCTTGGGTCGTCGTATGGGATGTACCGGAAATATTACAAGGCACCTTTAAAGAAGGGGTCATAAACAACATGCCAACGCTGGATAGATATGAGCAGCAGTTTTCACCGTCAGGGCGGGTTGGGGCCATACCGTTTAATCCGGACGCCGTGGTGGGTAGCGGCGATGCGATTGAGGCACAGGGGCTGCAATCACTGGGATCGTCTATTGCCGGTACGTCCGAAGTATTCCAACAGATTCAAGACATGGAGGACTCGCTGGCGTTGTCGTCGTCGCGCAGGCAGGCGTCGCTTCACATGGCCGAAACATGGAATGCGATTGCCCAAGAGCCGGACTGGAAAAAACACCAGGCCATTTACAGCACGGCATTATCCAAGGTGCGATCCTATGCCCCCAAAAATGGATCGGCCCAAGCCAGTCGCGCCTATATGGCATTTATGGATGAAATCGAACCGCATTGGCAGGCCCAATTTCTTGCCAACCAGACCCGGCGGAGGATACAGACCATCGACGCGGATTCGCAGGCCAATCTTGCGATGGATTCAGAGCGGTGGGTCAAGGCCTATGAGCGGGGCGATATTGTGGACGCGCAGCTTGCGGAGTGGGCTGTGGACGACTCGCTGGCTACTCGGGTTAAAAACGGGCTGATGACCGAAGCTCAGGCCCAAGAGGCGGGCGACGCATTGCGGCGGAAGGCGAACGAGGCGAAGATATGGTATGGGGCCACCGGCGTAATGCAGGCCAGTGGGATCGAAGAAGGGATTGCCTATATCGAGCAAACCGATCTTCTGCAAGAGGACAAGCGGCGGCTGATTCAGGCCTTGATGTTTGAGGACAATTACCGGCGGCTGGGCGACAAACAAAAAGCGGCGGCGACAGAGGAGGCCAACGAGCAATCCATGTGGCAGTTGCTGGCCGATGACAACCTGACGATGGGGGATATTAGCGCGGCGGCGATGACTGCCGACAACAAGCTCAAATGGAGAAGGGTACTCAATGAGGTTACAGAGGCCAAGCTGGCCGACAAGGAAAGCCCGCTTCGGTACGGATCGTCCGAGGCCTATCTGAAGACCCATGCGGATATCATGCAAAACCCGGGATCGTGGAATGTTGCCAAACTCCGCGACATGGTATTGAAGCGTGGGAAAAACAGTCTATCCATCGACCAGTACGAAACCCTCGTCAAGCTGTGGGAGGCGCAGTCGGCGCAGAAGAATCCCGAAACAAAGGCGGCTTGGGATCGGGCCTACCAAGAGCTTCATCGGCTGCATTTAGACGGGGCCTTGTTTGAGGGTGCCACCTACACGAAAGTGGGCGGCTATGGCTTCTCGGCGGTGGAAAACGAACCCGGCTTTTGGGGTGGGGGAAAGACGAAGACGATCACGCGGCTTGGACTCAAGGGCGACACAGACAACGAGCCGGACGCCATGATGCAGCTTGCGGAGTCGGGCATGTACGCCGAATACATGTCGGCTGTGGACCGATATCGTATCAAAAACCCAGACGCAAGTCCGGAGGAAATCAGTAAGTTTGTGACTGATCTTACGGCGGCGGCCAAACAGAGTGCCATTGGCCAGTTTCTTCAAACAAACTATTTCATGGGCAACACGATTTCCTCGCCAAAGTCGGCGGCCGTTCCAGAGGATGACGACTCCCCGCAATGGCTTGAATTGCACGGCGGCAGCATGTCGAGAGAAGAATACCAGGCCGACTATGTCCGCCGCGTGAAAAAGGCCAATCCGTCCAAACCAAAGACAGGTGAATAATATGCCCGAAAACACTCCCGTCCCCGGCAATCCGCAGTTTCAATTACCCTCCGAGCATGATGCCGCATGGGGAACGTCACTGCTTGACGAGGTTGATCCCGACAGGATCATGGATCAGCTTGATACACAACCGGAACCCGTAGTGGGGCCGAAGGTGATTCCGCCTCCGATGACCGAGAAGGATATCGAGTGGTATGCCGGGGAGATGTGGGATGTTCAGCATGGCATTGCTTCACCGGAAACCTCGTGGTCGCTGAAAAATGACAAGGCGTGGTCAAAGCGATCCTCTGACCGCATGATCCGCGTTGCGAACCAGATCAATCTGGTCCGCAAGGGGTACGCCCGCTTCGAGGATGTCTCGATCAGTGGCCTCGGCCCCGTGGGCAAGACGATGGCCTCTCTGATTCAATCGTCCGACGATCCGGATACGATGAGCGACTATGCTGCCGCTGCCACACTGATCGGCGCACGAATCAACCTCGATCCATCCATCGTGCTACGAGATTGGACATACATCACCAAGGCCTTGTATGGGAAAGAAGAATCGCCTTCGGCGATCTTGAAACACTACAACGTAGAGTGGAAGGGCACACCAGAAAAGGCATTTCGGATCAATCCGCCTCTACAAATTGCCAAGCCGGACGATCCGATCTTTGCCAGGCCGGACGCAGCGACCAAGCCGGAAAATTTCGTCTTTGATCCGAGCCAGTATCCCGGTGAAAATCCAGAGGGGTTGATCCCTCCCGGAATCAATGATCGGGCTGGTGCCGCTGCTGTGATGAAGCGTCCGGAATGGGCCGGGGTGTTTGATTATCTCAAGCGGTCTATTTCCAAGGGCGACGATTCGGTGTGGTCGACCGTGCTGTGGATCGGCTCGATGCTCATGAAGCGATCCACCGAAACGCCTTATGGTTCGCCTGAATCGGCCATTGCTGGTGCGATTTATGACGTGGGTGAAATGTGGAGGCAGGAGTCGATGGCCACGGCAGAGTCGGCGGCAGCCCCCTTGCCAACGGTTCCTGATCATCCATTAAAGTATCCGTTGATGGGGGCTGGGTTGCTGTCGCAACAACTTCCACAGCTTGCGGTGACTACCGCCGTGGCGATAGCTACGAGCGGGTTTGGTGCCGTGGCGCAGCAAGTAATGACGCTGGGTGTGGCCGGTACGCTGGAAGGCGGCAATGCCGCATCACAGGTGGCGGCGGCTGGCGGCAATCTTGATGAGCAAGTTACGGCTTTCCTTTTGACGGCTCCGATTGCTGGATTTCTTGAGGGGTACGGCGGCTTGAGCGTTGCCAATATGGGGGCCAAGAGAGGAACAGCCCGTCTTGCCGTCCTGTTCGGTGCTACGAGGGCGGCCAAGAAGTTGACCGCTTCAACCGTAAAGGGTGCAACCAAGGGATTGACGTGGGGGCTTCTCGATGTGGCATTAAAAGAGGGTACCACGGAAGCCCTGCAACAGTTTACTTCGGACGTGTCCACGGCGGTGTCCTCGGATAAGATTGAGTTTGAATTTACGCAGACCATGAAGAACATGGCCCTGTCGTTTGGCGGCGGTGCGCTGGCCGGTCCTTTCTTGGGTGGGTTTCTTGAGATGGGACATGTGGCCCGCTTGACGGCCAAGGGGCTATCGTACAACGATGCCATAGCTACTATCAACCGCGCCCGTGAGATTCAGTCCAAGGCGGCGTCAAACGAAAACACGAAGGCCATTGCCGATCTCCGAACGCAGATACAGGCGGCCTATCCCGACGCCCCGAAAGAGTATGCGGATACGCTGGTCAGAGTGGCCTCGCTGCGTGCGGCTGCCATTGGAATGACGCTGGACGAGTATGTTCAAAAACATCAGATGTCTGTCGCTGATCGCGCGACGGCGGAGAAGTGGGGTGATGCGCGCGACAAGGCGAAGTCTGACGGGCTTTCTGACAAGGATGCCGAAATCGTTGCCGACAAGGCTGTCGGGCTGGTGGAGGATGAGAGTGGGGAGGTTGACGAAAGCCCAATCTCGACGTGGGCCGAGGCCTTCGACTCCGGCAAATCGGTTGGCATGACCGACGACGAGGCCACCAGCCATGCGGATCGCATGGTTGAGTTTGGTATTGCCAGACCCAAAGATTCCAAAACAGACTCCATGAAGTCCGCCGAGGTTACGGCGCTGGATGTTCTCGGTTCCGAAGTTGCGGCAATGGATGCCGAGGCCGGACAGGGCGATCCATTCCGATCCGAACACCATCAGATATGGTCGCAGCTTCGACGAGCCAGAAAGCAAAAGGCGTCCAAAGAGGACATGGCCGAACTCAACAAACGACTTTCGGAGGTGATTGAAAAGCGGAAGGCCTATGGATACGACGGGCAGATTGAGCCAGAGGAATACCGGCGACAGCGCGAACTAAAGAACAAGGCACAGCCCCCGGCGACTCCTGCGGAGGCGGCGCAGTCTGTATCCAAACTACCAACGGATCATCCAGCCGGAAAAATCTTCAAGAAGCCAACCTACGCCCAGCTTCGGCGTGAAGTGATGACTCTGCTCGCCCTACAGCAAGGCGAAGACGATCCCGGTGCCATTAAAAACGTGACCGATTCCGAGGTTCTGGCGTGGAGCCAGCTTCGGCGTGAGTATATGTCGGCAGTCCACAAGGCAAGGGCCGCCCAAAAGCGGGGGGATGGACGAGCTACCCGCAAATGGGACAATCGAGCCAGAGAGCTTTTTGCCCGTGTTACCCAAAACTATTCGCCACCAGTCGGCCAGCAGGGGGAAGGCGTTGCCGTAGCGCCAGCACAGGCCCTGACGGGCGAACCGATAGCGGCGGAGGAGGCGACCCCTGCCGCCGTCCCCGCCGCTGAAATCGCGCCACAATCGACGCCAGAGGCCTTGCTGGACGAGCCGTCTGATCTTGACGATCTCGCCGAGGCCGAGATGATGGACGCAGAAGACGCCGAAATCGTCGACGATGAAACGGGTACCTTGTTTCAAATGGCCGGGAAAGAGTCCAATGGGGCCGACAAGAATCGGCTGCTTCGGGCGATGTGGATGGAGGAACAAGGTTCCGACAGGACGGCGATATGGCAAGAGACGGGCTGGTGGCGTGGGTCGGATAATCAATGGCGGTATGAGATTGACCCATCTAATATCGAAATCAAGTGGGAAAACATTGATGATTACCTCTCGTATCAGTCACGCCCGCTTTACGAAATAGTGGATTCCCCCGAACTATTGGAGGCGTATCCGGAACTCCAAGGTGTGACGGTAGTCATTCGGACGGCGATTGACAAGGATGATGTTGGGGCTGAGTACAACGACATTTTCAACCGCATGACGCTAAGCGTGGAATCAACGAAGGACATCCACCCGTTCCTGCTGCATGAGATTCAGCACTATATTCAAGAGCATGAGTCGTTTGATCGGGGTGGAAATCCGGCCATGATGGAAAGTCGGCAAGTCTATTCCGTGGTGGCCCTGATCGTCAAGCTACAGGAGGCGGTGGGCACGCCAGGATACAATGATCTGCTGCGACAGGCGGCGGCACGATACGGGTACAGCCCTGACTATATGGCCCAAACAGTACAGGAGGCCAACACAGCCGATAAGCGCACACGGCTTGCCCGCAATCTCATGGATATGCGGAGGTTGAAGATTGGCGATGATCGATGGGGAAGGGCGATGGTGCGTCAATACAAACTGTTGCCCGGCGAAATCGAAAGTCGTGTGGTCGAGGAACGGCTCCAGATGGGATCGGGGGAGAGAAAATCCATTCCGCCGTGGGAAACAGAGCGGCAAATGCTTGGCCGTGAGAAGGCCGCTGGTGAATTGGAAGAACCGGGAACGCTGTTCCAGCAAGAGGAAAACATCGAGGACGATCCGGCCTTCAAGAAGATGACCTATACCAGCATTTCAAAGGGGTGGCTTGGGGTTAAGAAGCTGATCGATCTTGGCAAACTTGGACTCCGTCCGTTTGGCGGAGGACTTGTTGACGGTCGCAAGTCGCTGCCAGACCGTACCGAGCTTACCGAAGTGAAGACTCGGATTCCCCGTGAAACCATGCGGATCATCCGAGAGATGACTGACGAGGTTTGGAAGGTGGTGCCGTCGAGGGTAATGCGGTCGAAGGGCAGCACGGATTACTATTTGGTGCCCAAGCGGGTCGTCGAGAAAATTAAGGCCAAGTATGGGGACAAGGCGTTTGAGCGGACGACGTTAAAGGAGCGATCACCCAAACAGAAGATGTATGACCGTATCAACGCTGGCCGGGCGATGGGGATTGAGGACGCCGACATTGGTTCTGACATTGCGTGGTGGATGCAACAGCATGGGATTACGGAGGCGGAGCTAAAGCCGTCCGCCCTGAAATACCTTAACGAGTGGAGGGCGACACATCCACAAGAAACCACCCCGCCAGCACAGACTATTACCGACGAAGCGATGGAAGGTGACGAGCGTGCGGCGATAGAACGAGAGGCCGACACAGATTCGACAGCGGCAGATATTGGAGATTTCCTTTCGGGGCTTGGCGAACAATCACAGCAACCAAGGCCCGTGGCTCCGGTTTCTCCACAAACGCCGGTAGGGCCAAAGCCATTGAAGGTACTCGGTCGCAAAGCGGCGGTACGGTTTTTGAGTGACGGCAGAACGGTACTGATGGCCTTTCAGCAAGCCGATCTTAGCTCGCTATTGCACGAGCTTGGACATGTGTTTCGGCGTGACCTTGCCAATGAGGATTTGGCCGCGATTGAGGAGTGGGCTGGCGTGGTCGATGGCAAGTGGACTCGTGAATCTGAGGAGAAATTTGCCCGTGGATTCGAGCGGTACTTGTGGGAAGGATTGGCTCCAAACCCAAGACTCAAGGGACTGTTTGAGCGGCTGCGAAACTGGCTGCTCTCGATCTACAGGACTATCGAGGGAACACCCTTAGAGGTTAATATCAGCAAGGATGTGCGGCGGGTATTCGACCGCATGTTCACGATGGAGCGCATGGGCCTCCATCCCGGAGAGATGACCTATCGGCAGTTTGAGTTTAAGGTGGACGAGGAGCGGAAGTCCCTCGGCTCGGAAAGTGAATGGCTGGCCCGGTATAAAGTGAATCCGAATCAACCGCTGGTCGAGCAATGGGACCGATTGGTGGAAGGATTTAAGACCGCCGAAAAGGAGATGCTGGCTCGCGCAGAGGGCGACACGTCCAAGCCGATTGACCCCGACGTTCAAAAACAGATTGACGACATCGAGGCCGAGCCGGTATCCGACAAAGAATACGAAATCCGCGTTCGCGATATGGTGGTCGAGGATATGATCGACTCGCTGCGCGGTGAAACGATGACGATGGCCAAGCTGCGGGGTTCGCTTCGACAAATCTTCTCGACGGGTGAAGATGTAGGTATTGGCCAAAATATCATCGAAGGCAAAGAGGATCAGTATGAACGAGAAGCAAGGGCCAAGGACAAAGCGGATGCCAAGCTGGCAAAGACGGAGCAATCGTATGAGTACCGCCTCAACCGGCAGCGGCAAGTATGGCAAACAAGACTCGCTGATCTCGAAGAAGGGTACAAGGCCGATATCGCTGCGCGACGGGAAAAAGCGGCGGCGGACAAGAAGCGGGCGATTGATAAGCTGAAGCAAAAACTGAAGGACACCGTTGCCGACGTCCGCGCTAAAGCCAAGGCGACTCGCAAGGCAGCCGTAGAAAAAGTAGTGGCAAAATACCGGACGGCGGCGGCAAAAAAGAAGCTGGCGTTGGCGGCCCGCAAAGAAACAATCCGGTTGGGAAATTACATCTCGGCTAAAGTGCCCAAGTCGGTCCATGCGGAATATGCAGAGGCGATCCGAACGCTGACGGCGGGATTCGACCCTTCGTTCCGGACACAACGGACACTGCAACAGCGGGCCAAGATTGTCGCATTGGCTACCGGCAGGCCCGATCTCGGGATTCCTCTGAAAGTCTTCGAGGCGGCCAAGAAGCGTTCTCTCGGTGAGTACACGATTCAAGAGCTTCGGGATTTGGCGGCAGAACGCAAACGGCTGGTCGACCTCGGCAAGAAGAAACTGAAACTACAGCGCGATCAATTCAACCGAGAAGTGCAGCGGAAGGTGGATGCCAGTATCAAGCGGATACGGGAAACGGGACCATCGCCGAAAACGGTTGAGAAGTCACCACAGCGCAATCCCAAGACGGGTCGGTGGGAGGCGTTCAAGGGCGCGTTTCGCATGTGGGGGCGGAGGATGCAACAGCTTGCCGATACGCTGGATGGCGGCAACGGGACATATGACGGCCCCGCCTATGAGGTGTTTGTCAAGGCGGCCAATGAGTCTGTGGACACCGAAATTATTGAGGTCGATAAACGGACAGAGTCTTATTTGGAATTTATGGCGGAGCTTGGACACAAGACAGAGGACTTGCGTCAGGTGGTCGACGTGTTGGGAACGCCCATGACTCTCGACGATGTGGTGGGCGTGGCGGCGCTGGCGGAGAACCAGAGAAGCTACGATACGATGATCGAGTCGCATGGACTGACGGAGCAAGAGATTGCGGAGTGCCAGCGGATCGTCCGCGATGATTTCCCGTGGGCGGCAGCGCTGAAGAATTGGGTGATCGACGAATACGAGTCACAGTTTGATTCGCTGGCGGAAGCGTACCTGTTTGACAAAAACGAAATACTGATTCGCGAACCGAGATACACTTCCATTCAATACCTGTGGAAGCGGGCGCAGTACGACGATCAGGACGCCGACACAGAGATTGATACCGTGGCTCCACAGGCGGAGGATCAACCGTTTGGCGACGCCCTCACAGATCAAATGGAGGCCTACCGGCAATGGCAGAGGATGCGAATTGAGCGTGGGTTTACGATGGCCCGGCGTGGCCCGGCGAAACAGCGGCAGATTCGGCTTGGCCTCATGGAGCGATGGTTTCTCGATATCCAGCGGCAGGCCCACTACAAATCTCATGTGAAGGCCGTGCGGATCATGAACGCCGTCGAGAGTAATTCGACGTGGGCGGCGGAGGTGAATGATCGGTATGGCAACAATATGCTCAAGGAGGTGCGTGAGTATGTGAATGACGTGGTGCTGCCGGATAAGACGCGAAGTCTTCACGGCATGGGGCCAATGCTCAAGGTGGTGCGAAAGAATACGGCGCTGGCTCTTTTGTGCCTCAATATGATTTCGTATGCCAAGGTACCTCTATCGGTGATCTCCGTAATCCCGTCCTGCGGAGGGCCGATTAAGGGGATGATGTATGTGTTCGACTCGCTGACCCAGCTTGCCTCGGCTCCCGTGAGATTGTGGGAATTTGTCCGCAAACTCGACCCGCAAACCCGACAGGCCAATATCGAGCAAGTGATGACTGAGTTCCGACATGACATGGATCAGGCCCGGCTGCGTGGTACGGTGATGGGTAAGTTTGATCGGGCACAGGCCAAGATTGGGCAGATTGGGATGGGTCCATATGCTTTCCTCGATGGGATTGCCCGAACGGTTGGATGGAAGGCGTGCTTCGATTATGCCCGCAAAGAGAAGGGGTACACTATTGAGGCGGCCAGGCGGTATGCTCAGGCGGTAATCCTCCGCACGCAATCGGCGTCACACGCCAAAGACCTTCCCCGACTCTACAAAGGCGACGAGCTTATCCTGACGGCCCTGCAATTCACAAACGAGCTTAACCAGCTATATAATCTCCTCACCTACGACATGCTCGCCGCAATGCGCAAGGGCGATTTCTCTACCGTGTTTGCCGTGCTGGTGGTTGCGACGCTCGGCCAGACTATGCAGTGGGCCTTGTCCAACCGGCGGCTGCCAGAAGATGATGATGATTTTGAGGCGGTGGCCGCTGAAATCGCATTGAATCCAATACCCCTGATCGGCCCCGCGCTGATGATGTACCGAAATCCGTGGCGGTCCTCGGATGCTCCTGTGATATCGGCGGCGGTGAAGACACTGCGGGCGGGTAGCAACATAGTGCAAGGGAAGTGGAAAAAACGGGACACACAGGCCATGCTTGAGGCGGCTGCTATTGGCTTGGGCGTCCCGTTTGTTGGTCCGAAACAAATCTACCGTGCTGGAAAGTATGTGGCTGGCGTCAAGTGATCATGCCATGCTTGTGCCTTCTACGCCTCTGGCAACCCGATCCGTGGTTCTGGCTATGAGGGCGGCCAGTGCCTGCATTACGCCGTTGAGCGCGACCGCGCTTTCATTACACCGAAGCGGACCATTTTGAAATCCGAGAAGGCGGCACGCTACAATCGCCAACAGGGGTTCCATCTGGATACCGTTGACTCCCTTCTCGCCGATAGGGCCTTGCTGGAAATAGAGGTCGGCCAATAAGGTCGGCCCCTCGTCTTCCGACCCCACGGTTTCGATGATGAATTGATGGGACGCCCCGCTTTCGTCCGGCTTGTCCACTTGGATCGCCCGGATGTCCTTGTTTTCGGCGATGACTCTTGGGTACTCATTGGTGTCGACGTTGGGTGTTTGGCCATTGATCTTAATGTTCTCCATGCGATTTCTTCCTGTCTATTTTTGAGGATTTGACTAAGGCATGGAACGCTTCCATTGCCTTTGTATATGTGGGAAATACCCTCCGCGTCACGACGGGGTCGCCAACTTCGATGGTGTATGGAAACGGATGCTCGGGCGACTCGGACAGCGCAATGGTGGTATGGCCACGGCGGCGGTAAGCGTTAATCTCCTTCATCGCCCGACTCCTTCTGTACCTGATCTTCGAGCGCCTCGTCCAGCAAATTAACCGAGGGCTTTCCCTTCGCTGTCTTCTTGTCGTCCTCGGCTATTTTCTTTTGGATGAAAGCTCGGATGTCCTTTAGTTCTTTAAGGCAAGCGTCGAAGGCGGCCCCTTGATCTGACGACTTAATGTAGTCGTTGGAATCGCGTAGCTCGCCAATCCTGCGGTTGATCCTATCAATAATAATGTCTGGTTTAACCATAGCTTTTCCGCCTTTCAAATCATTGACTGTTTTATCTTTAATTCCCGTTATTTGTAAGCCCACTTACCAGTATGTTCATTTTGTCCTCCTGAAGATTTCGACGGTGGTCATTTTGTCCCCAGTAAAAGGCCGCAGTGGATTCGGTACGTCATGGATTCACCCCAGTAAAAGTCCGCACTCGTTTCATTCAAATAACCAACAACCGTCGTCGTCCTGTTTGTGTTTGTCTGTTATCCACCAGTCAAATACCTCTTGGCCGGTTGTCCACTGTGTTTCAAGGCCATCCTTGCGTCGTTTGTCGATCATCCGCTGGAAAGCATGTTTGTATGCTGTGGCGTACTTCGGGAACAATTCCATGTCCCGTTTTTTTTCCCACGCCGTCTGCATAGGGCAAAGGATACATCCGATTCGGCGATACCCTTTGTTGTACAGGTCCGAACAAGGTACATTGTTTTCGTGAATGAATTGCCAAACCTCTTTAGCTGTCCAGTCGATAATTGGATGAATGTATGTTTTTCTGGAATGTTTCTTGCAGGGCTCTACCATCCTACGTTTCGACCGTTTTGCCGATTCTTCCCACCGGATTCCAGTAACAACGAGCCGATCTGCGCCTCCGCGTTCCTTCAAATTTTCACAGCAATACCGGACAATTCGAGTAGGCGGCATACGTAGTTTTACAATCAACTGCCACATCGTTTTATCCGGTCGGTGAACCTGAACGAGTGGATACTGTTTCCGGATGAAACGCACCAGTTCTGGAGGGTCAACGGTTGTCAGATTGTAATGGGCGTCAAATTTCGCGCCGGACATTTCTGCAAGTCGATAGATAACCACACTGTCCTTTCCGCCGGAAAAGGCAAGATAATATCCTTCTTTCGGCTCAAAGGTTTTGAACCGCTCAATGGCAATGTGTACCTTGTCAATTAGTTCGTACAGTGTAGTTTCGATTAGCATTTCATTCTCCATCGCCGCAGTGGATTCGGTACGTCATGGCTTCCCCTCGTCATACGCCTCAGTCATGGCGGCGTTGAAATTCTGGTGAGCTTTCAACTGGGCCTTCAATGCGGCGTTCTCGGCCCCCGCAACCTGAAACATGGCCGCAAGGTTTTTATTCATTTCCAACAGCCGTTCGTTCTCGGCCTGTAGTTTCTGTATTTTGTGCAGCAGGGAAATAAATCCTGTGCTTTCCCCGCACACCGGGCATTTTCGCTCGCTCATGGTTTCTCCCAAAGGCCGCCCCTCGACCCCGACGGTGAGAGGCGGCAGGAATCCCGCAGCACCAAGCCGCGGTATGTAGGACTACTTCAAATGCTCAGGCATAACATTGCCAATCATTGGGTTTTGGCTTCCGCGATGATTCGGTTCTTGCGGTTCGAGTCGTAAAGCCCACCGGCGGTTCCGAGTACTCCCATCGTGCCCACGAGCGATGCGATTATCGCTGGCCAGCCGATAGGTGTCCCAGCCGTCAATGATGTTGCCACGCCTCCGGCAATCTCGATAAGATCGGCTCGGAATTGCTCTGCTTTCCCAAAGGCGTCCTCGGCGGCGGCAATTTGTTTTTGCAGCAATTCAACCTGAGCATTATAGGCCGCCACCTGAGCGTCCAGCTTCGCCTTCGTCGTGGTAAGGTCGGTTTGTGCCTGTGTCACTTCCGAGGTAAACTGGATGCGGGTTACTTTGGAGTTTGACAGGGGGCTTGGTACCGCCACTTCGCAGCCAACCATCGAGCCAATCAGTGCGATGGCCGCAATGGCCCCGAGTACCTTCCCTCTTTCGTAGTCCAAAAACTTCATGAAACTGTGCCAATAGTCGCGCATGTTAATCTCCTTTCTTGGTTCTCGACAGGGCCTGTTTTAACACGTCGTCAAATATCATTCCCTGTAGGTTAAATGCCTCTTCGAGGGTCATATCCCCTTGTTTGGCAACCATCAATATCTCCGTGTAAATCCGGTTCGCCTGTTGGTGCAACATCCGGGTTCTCAGGTGCCTTGGGAGCGGTCTTGTTGCCGTGTCGCATTTTTTCTTGGTCATGGCAAATGGCCTCAAGGAGTATCATGTAGGCGATGACATCTTCGAGCTTGTCGATCCACTGCTCGATGGGGATCACCACTGATCCGCCCGTGACCCTCTCGATTTGTTCGTACTGGAGTAGGGCGTCCCAATGCTTTCCGACATAGCCGAATAGGACTGTCTTCATGGGATGATGTAGCATTTTCCCAACGCGGCGAAAATTACATAGTCGGTCCAGTTGGCCAACCGAGTATTGCTGCGATTTCTCGGCCAGAAGTTCCCGGGTGCGGACGAGCCGTTTGTCGAGGATTGCTTGAAATTCGTAATTCATCATGGTTTATTCTCCGTTTCGTTGTGGCAAGGAAGGCCCCTGCCTTTGGTTGTGGCTTGCGATCCCCCCTCCGCCCCTGTCACGGGGCCGTCGCAGGCAGATCGCGTGACGTGGGCAGCGGCAGGCCCGTTGCCGTAGAAGCTGGACCCGAACCTCGATAGGTAAATGTCGGTGGGAAGGTAACATTCCCAGCATACCGGGATGCCGTAGCGGAAGGTCAGTACGACGGCGACTCGGTCGTCGTGAAACAGACAGGTGGTCAGGTCGACAGTCATTGTTGGTCACTAAACAAAAATTCTGCTATTTCTTTCATTAATTTTTTATGGCTAAGACAATGTTTAATGAGGAATTTCGTCAACGCCGCCACTTCCATGTTCTTGAGTACAATCGTCATGGCGGTTCCGGCGGGGGTAGTGCTTCCCCATAGCATTACTTCACCATCCTCCATCGCATGACATTCGAGGTGGGCAATCAATTGCGAAATGACGAGAGGTGTTTTTTTGTCTTTTGCGTCGATGATGCTTGGGATGGATTTTTCATTTTCCATTATCATCTCCTGAATTTAATCCTATGGCTTCATTCATTTGCTCGGATTTCTCGGTGGCTTCGCGGAGGGTAGTAAAAATGAGCCGGTCTGTGTGGACCGAAATGTATGGGTAATTATCACGCCTTCTCGTGTTCCATGTGACTCTGCCCTTGTCTACCCGCGTTGTTTTGTTGAGTCCAACTATTGTGTGGGGAGACTTTGCTACAAAGAATCCACCCGGAGCAAACCACTCGACCGGGTACACTGTCTCGCCAACGCAAAATCTAAGCGTAATTGTTTTCATACCAGCCCCTTTGTGACGTCTTTGAAGGCGACGACCCTGCGGCAATACTTTCGGGCGGCCTCGATTCGGTTGACGTACTTCTGCTTGGCTCGCTGGCCGGGGATGCGCTGGAGGATCAGGTCGATATCCGTGCCGGGGTTTTGTTTGGCGAATCGGCGGAGCTTGGTGATATCTTCCCCGGTCAAGTTCCCCTTAATCTCGTGGTATTCGTACTTGCCCGTGTTCGTGACGACCCGGAAGTCGGGGGTGTAAACTTTAGCCCCGGTGACTTCCCGGCGAAACTGGAATTGTTTTGGCTCATACTGCCAGTCGCGTATGTGCCGGTTGGTTTTGAGTAGTTCGAGGTAGTTGGCGTAGCGGTACTCGAGTTCGGATCGGAAATGGCACAGCTTCCCGCCTACCACGGCGTCCACCCGATTGTTACACATGACCTTGACGACTCTGGCCCCCTTCATCATGGCCTTGACACGCATGGGCACCTTCCCGTCAGATACCTTTGTTAGATTACTCATATCGTTTACTTCTCTCATATGATCCTCCCTGACTTCTGTAGGTTGTTACTGTTGTTACAAGATATATATATATTAAAGACTATAGTCTTAGGTGATGTTACAAGGCCGGGCGTTCCGGATGAGCGACTCAAACGCAACGCGGGTTGCGCCTCGGCCCACCCATTCCCTGACGTCTTTGCCGAGCGGCACGATGATCTTGACTGACCAAGCTACGCCTCGGAGGCCTTTGGCAAGCTGCAAAGCCCCGTCGATGCCGGGGTTGAATGTAACGCCTTGAGGATTCACCTTGTCGTTGTCGTGGTCTGCCACGATCACGACATCAGCCCGCTTCCCGGCAAGGTATGAGCGGACGATGTCGATCCCTCCGCTGCAACTTGGCCGCCCGAGTACGTCAAACCCAAGATCGAGCAATGCCGCACAGTCGGTTGGCCCCTCGCAGATCATCAGTGGCATTTTTCCCTTTGTGGGGTTCTTGAGTGGCAAGAATATCCCGTTATGTGTTCCTCGCATGGTGAGCTTTTTGCCCGATTCGAGTCGCAGCCGAATCCCAATCGGCGCGCCGGTGCCGTCGTACATTGGAAACGTGTAGCATCCGCCTCGTGGTGTTTCCCACCACCCCATCCCAAGATAACAGAGCGATTGCCCTGTTACCTTGAGTGAGGTTGCCAACAGGTGGAGTCTCTCCGCCGAGAGGGCCTGTTGGCTGCGCAGGAGAAAGGCATAGAGGTCAAGTTCACGCTCTGGTGCGATAGGCCTTGTGTGCTTCGGCAAGGGCTTGACGTTCACTTCGCCGACTTTGTGGAGCCAGCCTCCGTTGGACGTGGGAACCTGTGACGACACGCGCATGCAAATCACAAGGTTTGTATTGTGCGCGTAGCCACACCAATCAACCTTGCCACATATGGGGCAGGGGTTCTTCCGTGACACCCGTACCCACTGTAGGTCTACCTGTGTCATTGTTCGCGTCCTTTCGTTTCCAATTTCTGGCCAGAAGCGTGATTTCTTTTGAGGCCTGATCGAATGTCATGTTTTCTGGATCAATGCCGTTTTTCCGTAGTACCTTGGCCTGTTTGTAGGTGCAAAGGCCCTTCATTCGACGCTGGATGAGCGTGGTGATAACCTGTGATGCCTGCGTGAAAGTCATGTCTTTTGGGTCAACGCCCCATTTCTCAAGAAACTCCGCCTGTTTCTCTGTGGGCTTGCGGCCAACATTCCACCCCTTCTCGCGGTGCGGAGCGATGGACAGTACGTTGAATGGATCGATTTTTCTGGTGGAGTAGTGGGCGGATGCCGTGATTCTGGCCCTCTGTGCGCGCTCCGCAAGCCGCCTTCGTTCGGCCTCGATAGCGCGTTCGGCCAATTCGAGTTCGGTGGCAACGTCTGTGGGCAGGCCCGACTTGGCCTCAATGCTTCGCTTGGCTCTCTCGACAACCTCATCGGGGTACTCGCCCCCGAGGATGTCGGCGGCGGTGATGAGTTTGTGTCGTCCGCTGTTGCCCACAAAATCGACGATCTCAATGCAGGGTTTGGCGCTGGCTTTAATGGCTTCGATTCTCACAGTGGGGTCTGCGTCGCGGTATGGGTCGACAACGCCAGGCAGGGGCCGCGTACCACGTCCGCACATTTGTGCGTACAGACTTCTCGATTTCGTTGGCCTCGCCAGCACGATACATCCAATGCCGGGGTCGTCGAATCCCTCTGTGGCAATGCCGCAATTACAGAGGAATTGAAATTTGCCGTCTGCATAGTCGCGGAACAATTTTCTCCGCTCGTCGGATGGCGTTCCAGCATAGACATACTGAGCCGATCCCGGTTTGTGCCGCGATAGGATTTCGGCCAGTCTTTCCGCCTGATGCACGGATGCGGTAAAAACAAGGGTGCGCTTGCTGGCGGCCAATTCAATAGCAGGCCCAGCAATGGAGTGCAGGATTTTCTCCTGTTCCAGAACCGCCGACAGGTCTGCCCCGTTGAGTTCTCCCGCCGTGGTTCGTACTGACGAGTAGTCCAGTCCATCGACGGTGACAGCCGACTGGCTGATGGGAACGAGCCACCCGTCTTGTACGCCGTTGAGGATGTCATACTCAAATGCGACAGTATCGAAGATTTGGCCAAGTGCCATTTCGTCGGCCCGGTCTGGCGTAGCGGTGACCCCGAGGATTAACACAGAAGGGTTGGCGCGGTAATAGTCTATGACTCGTTTGTATGTCTCTGCGGCGGCGTGGTGCGCCTCGTCAATAACCACCAGGACAAAGTCGTCCGGGTGAAACTTCGTCATTCGCCCGGCCCCGGCCATGCCTGCGATCTGTGTCTGGATCGTTGACACGATGATGTCCGGCTGATGCGACCTGATTGTGGTGACGTGGTCGTCGCCCATTTCGACGCCAACGATGGCTCCAGTAACCTCTTTGATCTTATTGGCTGCTTGGAAAATTAATTCCTCGCGATGAGCCAGCACAAGAATCTTTCCCAGTGGCATGACTTCCTTGGCCAGTGCCGCGAATGTTATGGTCTTGCCGAGGCCGGTTGCCATAACCAGCAATGCCGATTTCGCCGAGCCACCGAACGCCTGTCGTATGCCGTCCAACGCTTCGGTTTGGTAGGGGCGCAGGATCATGGTTTATTTCCCCCTGATTTCTTCGGGCACACGCTCATACATTTCCTTGGGCATCCAACCGGCCCCGCTGCACGCCTTGCACGTCTTGAAAGTGCGGCCCTTGCAATATGGACAGACTGAATGGGGAATCGCGAATTTGATCGCGGCGTATGCGTTCTTCATGTCGGCGTTGAATTGGGATCGCGGCAGATGAATCCACAGCATGTCCCCGGCGGCTATGGCGTTGTCGATGGTATTTCTGATAACAGACAGGTCGTGCATAAACGACTTGGCCGCGTCGATACGGGCGAACGGTTCAGCGATATCCTTGGGCAGTGTGTGCCCGGCAAAATCCGTAGTTGGTAATTTGGGCTGTTCCTCTTTTGGAGCTGTCTTTTTGGTGCCTTTTGTTGATTTTTTGTCAGATAATGAGGATTCCGATTCTTCATTTGTGGAGTCGTCAGTACCCATAACCGGAACGGTTCCGGTTATCGGATGCTCCGTGTCCTCATTTGTATCTTCCGCTCTAACCCCCCGCACAAACCGGGAACTGACGCCGACGTGCGTGGCAATTTGCTCGTCGGTTTTCGTGTTCCATTGCGGGTCATTGATGATCTTCTGGATCACCTCTCGCTTCTGCTCGCGTGTCAGGGGTACCCCGTGTTTTGTGTTGGCGGAGAAGGAGGCCCATATTGCGTCAAGCCGTGTCGCGTTGACGATGTTGGCCGCTATCTCCTTTATTCCAGCCTGCTCGTGTGCGGCCAGCCGGTGAAAACCATCCACCAGCAAAAACTCCCTGCCGTCAAAGACGACAAACACGGGCGGGAGTTTGACGCCTGCCGTAATCAGGTCGGCGTATTCTTTAACCTTTTCGGATTCGCGGGGGCGGTGCTGTAGTTCTGGGATCAAGCTGATCGTGTCAATCTGTATATGTGTTACTGCCATGTTGTACGACTCCTTTCGTCTGCGGTGATTGATTAAAAGATACGTACCCCCGCATGGAGAGGGGCACGTATCCGGAGGGGAGAAAACGTTTTAACAAAACGGAATTTCTTCGCTGCCCGTCGATCCCTCTGCTTTTGCTGGCGGCGGGTCAAGAAAATTGATGTGGTACACAGTGATCTGGTGTTTCTGTCGTGGGTTGCCTTCTTTGTCGGTCCACTTGCGTAATGTGATCTCTCCTTTGATGTAAATAGCGGACCCCTTTTTCAGCTTCGATGCCGCTTTTGATACGTTCCCGAAACAGATACAATCGAAGAAAGACGCCTCATCTCTGGCGTTATCACCTTGGCCGATTCGCTTGTTCGTGGCCACTGAAAAGCTGGCGTATTCGCCCCCTTCGTATTGTCCGACTTTGGGGTCAAGCGAAACCCTGCAAATCCCTTGCGTGTCTAATCCAGTCAGCATATCCGTTGCCCTTTTTATTTTATGGTGAGTGTGTAGTTGTGTCCGATGCGTGCGCCCGGGATAACCTTGCCCGCTTTCAATTCATCCATGATGACCGTCTTGTCGGGTTCCTCTTTCGGCGGAGGCGGAACGCGCATGTACAGTGGGTTATTAAATCCATCATCGAGATCGACGAATTTATTGTCCCTGACGCCCAGCTTGACCAGTCCAACCTGTACCGACTTCTTTTCGCGAACGTAGGGAACGAGAAATTTCCTTATCCGTTCGACGCGGTTTGCTGCGGTCTTTCGCATGGCGGCAATCCGATCTTCCTCTGCTTTGCATATATCCGCAAACGCCTCGGCCTTCTTGATGAGTGATACGAGACTGCTTAGCTGCTCAATGGACTGTGTTTGTGCCAGTACGAGGGCTTGTAATTGCTTGTCGGTGATTTCGCCGTCGTTCTGCGCCGACATCTGTTCGATCTCCGTTTCAAGACGTAGGCAATCATAGAGTGATAGTAAGTCATTCATGATCTAATTCCTCTTTTGTGACCACCTGATCCGGGTCGGGTAGGACGATACCGAGTGCTGCACAGTGATACAGTACGCTCTCGATGTATTCAGAAAACCCTTGTGACGTAGTCGCTTCGGCGGACAGGGAATGGGTGTGTCCATCCTCGTCGAGTCCAAGTAGCTCATCGCGCAGGCTTTTGTCCACCTCGTCTATTTCTGATTGCGGATATCCGAGTGACTTTGCGATGATCGGCAACAATACTCCAAAATAATATCCTCGCTGATTTTTGGATGGAGCCGTTTCTACTATCCGTACCACGATATCGATCTCTTTGCCTTCTACGGATCGTAGGTGGTCAACAAATTCATTGAAGACGACAGGATCAAACATGGGTGATCCGTTGCGGGCGGTGGCCCTGAATGATGGGTAGATGGTTGTCATGATGCGGCCTCGTCGGCAAGATCGCGTAGGAAGTCGATACCTTTCAGAATCCGCTCGACTCCTTTTTTCGTGGTCAAGTCGTCGGCGTAATTCGTCCGGATCACTTGGCGGAATTTGGACTCATTGAAAACAAAACTCTCCGTACTCATGCGGGTATAGTAGTCGCGGAGAAAAGCCAACGCCTTCTTCATGATGCTCTGTGCGTCCCCGGCGTCAAACATCCGGTCAGGTACCTTGATGGGCGGTGTTGATGGCGGCTTGGGTTTGTCGGTAGGTTTGTCGGTAGGTTTGTCGGTAGGTTTGTCGGGTGTTGCTTGAGGGGGCAGTTGTGGCTCTGACGAGGTGTCTTCGCCTAACAAGCCAGCGGCCAATTCATCTTCGAGCGATGACGTTTCCGGGGCTGTCGGCTCTGGCTCTGGATCCGGCTCTGGCTCCGGCTGCGGCTGTGGTGTTGGTTTTTTAGTTGATGGCGCGGCCCCTTCGTTTAACCACGCAATAAGCTCTTTGCCGAACGCAGCGCCGGGTTTTTCGATAAACAGGTCTTGGTACTTGCCCGTGCGGTCTTTCGAGACATAAGCGGTGTGGTCGTGGGCCATTTCCATGAGCATATCAAACTCATACTCAATCCCCTTGCCCTGCTCGGGTGCCGTTCCCACTTTTGTCGGTGACGTCTTTCCCTTCTCGTTCTTCTCGACAACCCATTCCGTTTTGACTCGCATGGTCGCAATGATGTGGCATTTCGATTTGAGGATTGCCTTGATAAAATCCTTCTGGATTGGAGTGCCGACTGCCCATGCTCGCCATGTGTTCCCTGAGAACTTTTGTGCCGCCAGTTTGTCCACTGCCTCCAACAATTCCTGCCACGCATGAGACATGGAGTCGATCACAAGAACCTCGTATCCCAGCGATTCAGCCTGTGTGATGAGTTGGATGTAGCTGGATACTGTCGGCTTTTCCAATCCCACGGTGTCAAAGGTGAAGCGGTCTGCGTACTTGCTGGCCGTGCCATACTCGGTATCGATCACGGCGATTTTGTTTGACATTCCCGTTGCGATGGACAGGGCGGTAAACGTCTTGCCGCTTCCCGAGGGTCCAGTCAGTGCAAGACGGAGTTTGGATTTTTCTTTGGTGGCTCGTGCGAAGCTCATAGTCCACCCCCATCCCTGAATGGCCATAGACAGTTTGCGCCAGCCAGCAAACCGAACCATAGCGACACAATAAATCGTTTCATGTCTTTCTCCTTGCGCATGATCTTTGAATGTTTATTTGAAACGCCTCTCCTTGGGCGATTTCTTTTTTAGAACGGACGAGGGTACCTTTCGGATATTCAGCCCGTCCGTTCCGGAGGAGGGTGATGAAAACATTGGCCGCATCCTTGCGGCCATGTAGGCGACCACATCCCTGTGGCGTATGACGATCCTCTTTCCGCCGAAACGGAAAGCGGTTAGACTTCCGCGCTTGATCTCTTGGTAAACCTGTGAGATGGAAAGCGTGGTGATTTCGGCAACGTCGTTGACGCTGAGAAGCGTATCATTTTTGTTTAGTGCGGCGAACATCCGTGTCCATTCTCCTCGGGATATATATGCTGTTGATGTAGAACCGAATGACGTCGGATTTACTGACCCCAAGAAAGTGTGCCTTGGCCTTCAGCCGATTCGATTCCTTGCGTGTCAATTTCACTCCCACCAGTATATTACGATCCATCTTTTGTCCTTTTCAAACTGTTATCGTCGCGTGACTTTGTTGAGAAAATACCGATACAGTCGCGCAACGTCAAGAAGAAAACAGAAAAAAATAAAAAATTTTATTTGTGATACGTATGTGAAACATTAAACTGGAATGAAACGCATGGAGATATGGATATGGCAGGCACAAGAAAATCACGGGGCACAAAGTATTTCGGCGGGGAATTGCAAGAGGCAATTCGGCAGCGAATCAATGATACACTGGCTCCGCAAAATAAATTCGGTATCAATCAGTTGGTTCAGTTGCTGGCGTGGTGGTGGGTATCACTGACCTGTCAGGAGCGGGCCGAATGGGTCGAGAAGTATAAGATGCACGAGGCAAAAGAAACCAAGGAGGCGATGTTGGGCGTCCCTTCGGCTCGACGCATTGTTTCGGCAGCGAATCGCAAAGCTCATCATGCAGCGCCAATAGAAAAACAAGGTCGAAAGACCGGAGCATAGCCGATATCCGAGCGATAAGCAGTTCGTTCGTAAAGTTGATAGAAGGCGTCATATGTAAATATATATAAAAGGTCGGGAAGCATGTCAACCAGTGGCCAAGAAAACAAAGAGGGCGGGGTTGTCCGTGATCGCAACAGTGCGGTGTTTGTAATGACTGTGCTGTTTTGGCTGATTTTCGTGCCTGTAACGTGCTGGTATATCAAGGACCGGCTCATGGCATTGGGGTGCTGCGCCACGGTTCATATTTTGGCAACGCGCATCCTTGTCACGCGGTAGCCGCATGGTGGCCAGTGGGATTGTAAACAGTGCGAATAATACAAATAATGGAATGGGCGCAATGTTGCGTCCGTGATGGCATAAGTGACGTAAGCGTAATAGATTAACAGGGTTGCGTCGCAGTAACAGAAAAGTCACGCACCGGGTTTTCAACCCGGCGACAGGGGTTCGAATCCCCTTGGGGCTAATAGACTTACAGCGACGCGGCGGCCAAACGGTGGCCAGAAAGGAAAACGAGTATGCGGCGCTTAGGTAAACCGTTTCAGAGACAGGACAGGCCGGGCTGGTGGATTCGCTGGTCTGAGGGCGGGCGCAGGGTGATGAAGGGATTCCATACGAAGGGGCAGGCCGAAACGTATTGGGCTATTCTGTATGGACGTATCAATTCTGATATTCCCACGGCGCAGGTCCAGGTCAAGCTGTCGGCAATCCGTGATGAATACCTCGATACCTATGTACTTCGCGGGTTGTCTGATTCTGCGATTGAGGAGGCGCGTACCACGATGAGTAAGTTTGAGGGCGTGGTGGGTGATCCGTTTACCCGGCAGATTCGGCAGGGCCATTTCGATCAGTTTGTTCGCAGTCTGCTGGATTCCGGGGGATCAAAACACACGGTCAATAAACACATTGGCAACATCATGGCGTTTGTGCGGTGGGCGTCTGATCCACGGCGCAGGTATGTGGCTGACGGGATCGGGATTGCGAAAGTGAAAGCGGATCGCAAGGTGATTCGTACCTTGACGATTGAGCAAGTGGGAGCCGTGCTGGCGGCGTGCCGTAGCGAAACATGGAGGATGAGGGTGTTGCTGTCGCTGGTGACGGGACTTCGATCTCACGATATAGATACATTACAAAAAAACAATGTCAATATTTCTGATATGTCTATAGATACGCGGTCACAGAAAACCAATAAGGTGTTTGTGGGGCGTCCGCTCCCCGAGTCGGTCAAGCCGTATCTGGTATCCTACTTGGGTACGATCCGGGATGGGCTTCTGTTTCCCGATAACAATATCCGCAGGGCGTGGGAGTCGATTCGGGATCGTGCAGGCCTGCTGGAATGTACGAGACATGATCTTCGGCGGGTCTTCTCAACGTCCATTCAGATGACCAGCGGACTTCAGGCGGCGATGGAGTTGATGGAGCATAGCTCGGCGGCCATTTCCTTGAATCATTACACAGACCAGATGGCCGTGTTGCGAATCCGGGTCAACCAGCTTCCCGTGCAACAGTGGATGGATGCCTCGCGGCCCAAACCGAATATTCAGGTGTTGGGCGCATGAAAAAGGCCGGTTGGTGTCCGGCCTTCCCGTCGACTTACAAGGATGTCTTGTGCCTTCGCGGCGGCGTACCGAATGATAGCCGGGCACCCTCGTCGGGTCGGGTCAGTTTGCTTGGATGAGGCGGAGGCTGAAAGTCTGTGTAGAATCTCACATTCAGGACGAGGAGTATTCGGCGAATGGAGTTCCAGCCAATCGACCGGCCTTTTCCCTGCAACCATCGGCACAGATTCCCGTTTTTAATGTCGGCCATTTCAGCCAAATCGAGCATGGTGTATCCGCGCTCATCTATTTCCTTGATGATGAATGTCTGTAGATTCATGGGATTACCTCGATTCGCGTCTGATAGTCTGGTACCGAGCCAAGCCATTCCCGTACCGAGTCCGCGTCGTCTGTGATGATGACCGCCGTTGACAGACACGCAAACATCGGCGGAAGTCGGTGATCTCGAATCATGCGGGTCACGTCAAAGGCCGTGTAGCCGCTGTGTGAAATGACGCTATAGCCGAATGGGGCAGCGCCGGGGCCTCGCGGATCATAACAGGTACCTTCCAAGTTAGTGATGAGAAGTGCTTTCATAATACTGTGTCCTTTCTCTTTGTTCCGGGCTGTCTATTTGAAAACAAACCGGGCTGTCTATTTGACGCCGAAAATGGCGGCGTTCGAAAATTTTTTCTCAAGTGTAATAAACGAAAACAGAAAAAGTCCAATGAAAAACCGTAGCGAAGCGAAGGAAAAAAAACGGTCTATTTGATCCCCCCCCTCCGGGGACGGGCGGGGCGGAGCCGGTGCCGCGATACGATAACGATCTTGCCGGTCTTCAAGCTGACCGCCGTCCAGCCAGGCCGCCCGGGGCGGGGGTGTCCGGCGATAATAACAGCCGTCCACCTCCCGCTGATCCGGGCGATTAACCGGGTACCGATTTTGATGTCGTCTGGATTCATGAATACATGTCTTTCGGGGGCAGTATCGACCAGCGGTCGGAATCCGTTACGCGCAGTCTCCATCCGTCGCGCCTCAATCCTTCAATGATTTCCACGCGGAGCCGGTCGACGTCTTTTTGCAGGTCACATTTTCCATCGACAATAAAGCCGTTTATTCCCTCGAGCGCGTGTAGTATCTTGGCAATCCGCCTCCCTACGGCGCGGGCCTCTGAACATAGTCCGGCCTCCCAAGGGATACAATAACGGGGTTTTGTTGGGGTGTTCATGGTGTGGATTCCTTTCGGTTAAAAGATTGCGTTGTCGTCTTCAGCCTGGGCGCAGCCGTTCCAGATTCCTCCAGCAAGCCGCGCCTCCTCCTTGCCTGAAGCGTTGCAAAGTGCTTCAATGTCGCAAAGTGTGAGCGAGCCGGGCGAGCCGGGCGGCATGGTTTGGGCGGAGTCATAGCGACAATTTCCCGCCGAAAATACAAAGTCGTATCCTTTCCCGCGTGTTCTGAATATCTGGTAGCCATATTCGCTATACTCTCCAATAAAAATCGGTTTCATGGGGTGGCTCTCCTTCATCTGGCTTTCATGCGTGCGTTTATGAGGGCGTAAAGTACGCATTTCGCTAAGCCGATATTGGTCTTGGGTCCGTACAAAGTGGAGTAAAAGCCGGTTTCGGTCTTCCTGAGGGGCAGTACCATAGCAAGGGCGCGGCCGATGTCATCCGATATACTTCCCGTTGTGTCGGCGTTCAAGGCAATCAGGATATCGCTTATGCTGTCTTCGATAGTCTGCCAGATTTCTTCCTTCGTCGGGATTGGTGTTGGGGTCTTCATGGGTCAAGTCTCCTGTGATTATTAGTTGGATTCCATACCGGGCCAGCGTGGCGCGGGCCTCTGTGATTGCTTGGGGTGTCATTGCCGGGCCTCCTTCGGGGAAAAGACAATAGCAAGGGTGCATTGTCCAGCGTTCCAATCTTTCTCAATGCCTTCTATGGCGTAGTTTGGGTTGTATATCGCAAACCTTCCCGCCGGGGTGTCGGCGAAAATATAGTGTTGCGTGTCACTGACGAGGTGTCCATGTCGTGCCATACGCGCCTTCTTCCAGCGGCGGGCCAGGTCATTGAATGGAAAGTCTTCGAGCCTGCCGCGTCCGTCAAATTCACAAATACAAGCCCCGCCAGTACAATTTAAGGTGCGTTTCAGATAGTGCAGGAAAGCCGATTCTCCCTTGCCTCCCGCGATGCCGTAAAATTTAGGCTCGTCTGGCTGTCTCTGGCAGAGCATTTCCCAAGGTTTGATCTTGATAATCATGTGCGGGATTCCTTTAAAATAGCCTGGCGCTCACGGTCGGCAGCGCCCAGCGGTGCAGAGATAGGGGGTTATTTCGTGAGGTCGGATAACAGCTTCCCGGCCTTTTCTTCGAGGGTAACCCGGGCGTCCGCGTGGCTTAGCGTCCGGGCGTGGGCGGTGATGCCGGATACGATATCCCATATCGATCGGGCCTCGCCTTCCTCGGCCTTGGCAGATGCGATAGCTCCCTGAGCCTCGGGGCGGGTAAAGCCGCGTTTGATCATCCAATTAGTGAGGGCGTCTTTGTCGGCGGTTGGCTTAGCCGCGTCAAGCTCGGTATTGCGGGCCTTAACCACAGTGTCAATGATTGGCTTCGAGGATTCGTCAGCATACCGCCGGAGATAATGAGCGCCTTCATACCGAAAGCGTTCTGGCGCTCCGCCGGTGTGCCTGATGCGGAGTTCGCGGACGTTGTGTAAACCCATGATGATTCGGTTATCGCATATCGTGCGATAAAGGAAAGTCTGTAATCCGAATACGTCAGAACCGGTTTCGCTATTCCACGTCATAAAGCCGCGATATAAAGTATCGAGGCCATTCTTGCCGGGGACTTCGATCGGGTGTTGGTCGTCCACCAGGAAGATAAACACATCCCTATCCGAAGCGTAAAGCGTGGTCGCGCGGCGTGGGTTACGTGTCGCAGACGATGAGGATGGGATTTTCCAGCGTCCATCACGATTCACCGCGATGACCGAATCAACAACCTGTTCATCCCATATCCTCCCATAGCTGGGGGACGTGATGGCGCGTAACGTGTTCTCTCCATCCGGGGCAGAGTGGGCCAGCGTGAGCATGTCTTCCCGGGCGGGCATATGTTCCAAGCCCCATTGAAGATTTATGCCAGCAAGGACAGGGGGTAGTTTCCTGAGATACTGAGCGGGCGCTCCCGCATACTGTGACAGTTGTGAGAAAGCCCAGTTGGTCGGCGTCAATACTCGCTCCGTGCCTCTCGTGTGGTCGAACACTTCAACGCCAAGTCCGCCTCTCTCCTCGTCCGTGACAACTCGTAGTTTGGCCGCACGAGGCGTGGCCGTCCACGACTCCCGCCGCCGCGCGCCTACTGCCTCCTTCAATGCCTCCAGCGTCTCAAACCTTTGGTCATCCGGCCTTAACCGCCATTGCGTGTAAGCCTTCGTTATCGTTGGAGCCTTCGTCATAGAGTCAATAATGTTGTCTTGGTTCGTCTGCGTTTCCATTGTCTTTCCCTTTCTCTCTGCGTGTGTCATTCGTGTCTGTCACGTGCCTGTCACGTGAACATATCATACTATACGGCATAACGCGCCATTATGCAATACATAATCCTTGGATTTTCGAAAATATATTTTTAGGCAACATCGCAATGTGTTATCAAGCCTCAAAACACAAGAGGGCGACAGGCCAAGGGGGCGGCGGGGGGGGTAAACCCGGGCTGTCTTGCCTCGTCCGGTGCGTGTGCCGGTATAATCCGAGCATGGGACGTAAAGGACAATTCAGTTGCCGGGTTACTGCCGCACAGGCTCGCGGGTTTGCCCGTGGTTATGTTGATGGTGGCCAGTCGGTGGCCAGTGGTGCGGCGTTCATTGGCCGGACGGCGGCGGCGTGCCTGACGTGGCCGTCAATACCGATAGTCCAGCGGGCCATTGACCGCGAATTGGATAGGGGTGAACGGCGGGCGGCGTTCTCCCTGACCGACGCGCTTAATGGCTATGATGACCTTATCGCCAGGGCGTTAGGCCGGTTTGAATACGAGGTCGCGCGGAAGGCTATGTGGGATCGGTGCAAGCTGGCCGGGTTGGTCGATACCGAGGGCAAGGGCGGCGGCAAGGGCGGCGGGATGCGTGATTTGTTGGCTTGCCTGTCGGGTCGGTCTATGGCGGGTCGGCGGGCTGTCGAATCCTCTGTTTTGGCCAAACAAGGGACTCCAGTACCCGGCACCCCGCCCCCCCCACCCCCGAAGGTGGTCGCCCCCGGCCCCGGGGGGTCACAGTGTCTTGACCACCCCCTTCCCCCCGATCTCCCCCCATCTTCCACCCAATCTCCACCCATTCCGCCCCCATCTGGTGGTGGTGGTGGGATATTGGACGCGATATTTGACGGCGGTGGATAAGTGGACAGGATTTTACTTATAACCGGAATGGTTCCGGTTATGGGTATAAGCTCATCTTGAATGATTCCAAAAAGTGTGGATTTTGGGCCAATAATGGCGAATCAAAAAAAAGGCATAGTTTCAAGAAAAGTGAATCCGAAAATAATTTCGGATAATAACGGGGTGGCGTCGGAGACATTGGTTGATGATGTTGAGACATTGGCTGACTATATGAGTCGGTTGCGGAAGTATTATTGGATTGTGAACAAGGAGGGGGTTGAGGTTGTGTTTGTGCCTAATGCGGAGCAGGAGGAGTTGAATCGTGAGTTGCGGCGGTTGAATGTGATATTGAAGGCCCGTCAGTTGGGGTTTACGACGTTTATTTGTTTGATGATACTTGATGCGTGTGTATTTAACCGGAATGTTCGTGCTGGGATTATTGCCCACACGTTGCCGGACGCGCAGGCGATTTTTCGGAACAAGATTTTGTATCCCTATGATCGGTTGCCTGCGGAGGTTTTGGAGCATGTTACGGCGGTGAAGCGGGACGGGGGTGAGTTGATTTTGTCGAACGGGTCGTCGATTCGGGTTGGGGTATCGATGCGGTCTGCGACGTTGGATTATTTGTTGGTGTCGGAGTACGGGAAGATATGTGCCCGGTATCCGGAGAAGGCGGTGGAGATTAAGAGTGGGGCGGAGCAGGCGTTGCACAAGGGAGGGGTTGGGTTTATTGAGTCGACGGCGGAGGGGGCGGACGGGGATTTTTACGAATTATGTCGTGACAGTCAGTTGGATTTGGCTTCGGGTGTGGATCATCCGGACCGGTATCGGTTTCATTTTTTTCCGTGGTGGCGTAGTCCGGAGTATGTGGCTGATCCTTCTGGTGGTGTTTCGGACCAGTATGCGGGGTATTTTGAGTCGTTGGAGAAGCGTGGGATTGTGTTGAGTGATGGTCAGAAGTCGTGGTATTCATTGAAGCGGAGTCGGCTGAAGGACTTGATGTTTCAGGAGTATCCATCGTATCCTGACGAGGCGTTTTGGTATTCGACGGAGGGGGCGTATTACTCGCAGGACGTCAGCAAGGTATCTTCTGAGGGTCGGAGTCGGGTGATTGCCTATGACTCATCGTTGCCTGTCCACACGTTTTGGGACTTGGGGATGGACGATTCGACGACGATCTGGTTTGCACAGATCACGCCGATGGAGATACGGTTGATTGATTACCACGAGGAGAGCGGGCAGGGGTTGCGATATTACCTGACGTTGTTACAGAGCAAGGGGTATGTGTACGGTGAGCATTTTGCGCCGCCGGACATAGCGGTTCGTGATTTTTCGACGGGGATATCCCGGCTGGAGACGGCTCGTGGTCTTGGCGTTCATTTTCGGGTGGTTCCGCGCCATTCGATACAGGATGGGATTGATGCGGTTCGGACGGTATTCAGTCGGTGCTGGTTTGATTCCGAGAAGTGCAAGCGTGGTTTGAAGGCGTTGGCGTCGTATCGGAAGGAGTGGAATGAGAAGCTGGTTCGGTACTCGGACTCTCCGTTGCATAATTGGGCGTCGCATGGGGCGGACAGTTTTCGGTACATGGCGGTCAGTGTGCGGTATAGTAGAGTGCGTGGTGTGTTTCAGAACAAGTCGTTGGGCGACTCGATAGACGCGGAAGAAGATCATGCGTATGCCAAGTCGTACAACCCGTTAGAAGAATGGAGAGGTTCATAAGATGGGTAGCGGCGGCGGAATGAAGAAGTCACCACCCCCTGCGGTGGTAAGCCCTCCCCCGACTCCGGTCGAGGATGACGAGACTGCGTCGGCTGCGGCGGAGGCGATTCGCAGGCGTGAGCGGTTGGCCAAGGGGCGTCGTTCGACGCTGTTGAGTGGGATGTATTCTCAGGGCGGCGATGGTTCGGGGAATCGGAGTCTGTTGGGATAGGGCATTGGCATGGCAAAGACAGAACGAGCCAAACACCTTTTAGACATGCTTGAGCATCTTCGCAGGCGTCGTTATCCGTGGGAAAGCATGTGGAACGAGGCAATCGAGCTTGCCAATCCCGGTCGCGGGCCGATTGATCCCACGTCCGAGTATGAGGACAAGAAGCGGGGTCAGACGGCCTATTCATCGAAGGCGGTTCGTGCGTTGCGTGTGTGGGCCAACGGCTTGAAGGGGTACTTGGTCAGCCCATCCTTCCCGTGGTTCAAGCTGATGCTGTCGGATGGGGAGTTGAACGAGAACGCGGAGGTTCGGTCGTGGCTTGAGGTTGCCACCGAGCGGGTGCGTCTGTCGTTTCAGCGGTCCAATTTCTATTCGGCGATTGACGAGTATTTTCGGGATGGCGGGTGTGTTGGCACGGCCACGATGTTTTCCAACGAGAATGTCGTGACGGGCAAGATCAATTATTCGGTTCGTCACCCTCGTGAGATTTTCATTGCCGAGACTGCGGAGGAAGTGGTCGATACGATTTTCCGTGATTTTCTGATGCCCGCCCGTGAGGTGGTGGGCAAGTTTGGTTCTGGCGGGCTTCCCGAGTCGGTACTGACGACGGCGAAGAACACGCCGTATGCGTCGATCCCCGTCGTCCATGCGTGCCTTCCTTCCACCGACGAGGCCAAGGCCCCGATGGGCAAGCCAATCCTGTCCGCCTACATCCTTCCTGCGGACACATGGGAGATGAGCGTGTCGGGCTACTCGATGGTCCCGGCGACTTGTTGGCGGACGCTGAAAAACTCCGATGAGGAATATGGCCGCTCGCCCGCCACCGAGGCGATCTGTGAAATCTCCGGGATCAATACGGTAACCAAGTCCCTGCTTCAGCAGGCCCAGCTTGCCGGTGAACCGCCGTTGAACGCCCCGGACGAGCTTCGCGGCAAGGTTCGGATCAATCCTCGTGGCATTAACTACTACTCTGACCCCCAGCGCATGGTCACACCGATGAATATTGTCGGGGACATGCGTGGCGGCATGGATCGTGAGGCCCGGTTTGAACATGCCATAGACGAGCATTTCAACGTCGACTTCTTCCTGATGCTGAACTCGGCGGAAAAGGTGATGACGGCGACGGAGATTATGGAGAAGCAGGGGGAGAAGGCGGTGGTTCTCGGCTCACAGATTGGCCGATTGACCGTCGACGTCCTCGATCCGTTGATGGATCGTGCTTTCGAGATTGAGTATCGGGCTGGTCGAATCCCTCCGCCCCCCGCCATTTTGGCGCAGCGTGGCGGTCGGATCGATGTGGACTATCTCGGCCCGCTGAGCCAGATTCAAAAACGACATTTCAAGACCCAGGGGATTACCAACGCACAGCAAGTCCTGTTTCCGATGGCGGCGGCCTACCCCGAAGTCTTGTACGTTATCGACCCGATCAAGACGGCCAAGACGCTTGTCGAGGCGGCGGGGATGCCACAAGACCATATCCGGACGGACGAGGAAATCCAGTCTCTGATCGACCAGAAGCGTCAGCAGGAGGCGGCACAGGCCCAGGCCGAACTGGCCCAAACGATGGCCTCGGCGGCTGGCAACGCCCGCCGTACCATCGAGCCAAACTCTGCCGCTGAAAAAGTGCTTCAGGAGGTACAGTCTTAACATGGCAGCGGCCCCCGTGACAACCCAACCGGTGATGCAGAAATACCGCAACGTGTTTTCGTCGCGCGAAGGGGTTGAGGTTCTGGCTGATCTCATGGGTCGGCTGGGTCTTTTGGATTGGGTCAAGGACGATGAGGGGATCGCTCGGCACAATGCGGCGGTCGAAATCATGTCCTGTTGTGGTATATTTGCTTTGGACTATAAAAGTGTTTTGAATGATACGGCAAACTGGCAAACGGAGTATTTTAGCCATGATCACGGCAGCGGAAACGACAAACAATAAAAGCGAATCAAACAGCGGGGGCGCACAAAACCCTCCGAACTCGGCAGCGGGTACGCAGAACAAACCAGCATGGGCGTCGCAGTTAGTTGGCGACCTTCAAGGCAATGATGTACTGACCCAGTTTGCGACAATCTCAGACCTTGGGAAGGCACATCTCGACCTTGTTGGAAAGACCAAAAACAGCGTTACACTCCCCGGCGAAGGAGCAACCGAAAAAGAACTCGGTGACTTCTACGCGCGGCTGGGCCGTCCGGAGTCGCCGGACAAGTATGATCTGCCCCGTCCGAAACTGCCCGAAGGGATGAGCTATGACGAAGGCGCAGAAAAGTCCTTCAGAGCGATGGCTCACAAGCTCGGCCTGACTTCGGCCCAATTCAAGTCCATGTATGACGAGTACAATCGCTACCAAGTTGCGGCGTTCGCCGCACAGAGTGACGCAAACAAGAAGGCGGTCGAGGCCGCCAATGCGTCCCTGAAAAAAGATTGGGGCGATCAGTACGATGCCAATATGGAACTGACGAAGCGGGCCATTTACTGGCTGGGCGGCGATGATCTGGTTCAAGAGCTTGGGGATTTCAAAATCGGAAACTCCCCGGCGATGGCCAAGGCGTTCGCCAAAATCGGCAAATTGATGGCCGATGATTCCTTCCATGCTGGCTCCGGCTCTGGAACGCCAAGGTCGGCGTCCAGTGGAGTGCTGAACTATCCCAGCATGCAAAAGCAGAAGAAGTAGCCGGGTCAAGGGGAAGCAGTCTCGCGCTGAATGTGTGTGATTGTAAAGAGTAAAAAAAGACAAAGAACGCTCTTATAAAAATCAGTGAATGGGTTTCCGCCGCAAGGATGGCCGTCCTTGCCCGGAACGCAAGGCATACCGGAATGGCCGACAGGGGCCTGTCTCTCTGTCGGCCATTTTTTTTGCGCCCATTTACCTTGCGAATAAGAGCCAGTTGAATGGAGAGTATAAAATGCCTACTGCAATGACTCTGTTAGAGCTTGCCAAGCGGACTCACAATGGGTCCATTTTGGAGATTTGCGAAGCTCTGAATCAATCCAATCCGATTATGCAGGACGCCGTGTGGCGTGAGGCGAACGGCGCGGGGCAGCACGTCTGTTCCGTCCGAACCAACCTCCCCGCCGGAACGTGGCGTCGGATCAACAAGGGTGTTCCGACTTCGGTATCCGGAACGGAAAAAGTCACCGAATCGCTGGGGATGCTCGAAGACTACTCCGAGATCGACGGTGCCCTTCTGGAACTGGAAAGCGACCCCATCGCCTACCGCTCCCAAGAGGACATCTCCTTCATCGAAGGCATGGGCCAGACCTATGCCCGCACGCTGTTTTACGGAAACCCGTATGCCGCGTTCGGATTCGGCTCGGCAACCGATCTCCCCGCCGCGCCCGAGAAGTTTTACGGGCTGGCTCCGCGCTACAACGCCCTTTCCAATCCGAACGTCTACACGGCGGCCGGGACGGGAACGGGAACCCTTTCGAGTATCTATGTGGTTCAATGGGGACTCGACAAGGTGTTCATGGCGTACCCCAAGGGTCACGCCTCCCTCGGAATCCAGCACCGTGACCTCGGCGAACAAACCCTGATCGACGCCGATGGCAACAAGTACCAGGGCGTGCGTTCGCACTTCAAATTCTTCGGCGGGCTGGTGATTCGTGACACGCGATGCGTCAAGCGCGTTGTCAACATCGCCTACAATGCCACCGGGGATGCGTTCGAGGGCGTGCTGGTCGATGCCCTGAACGCGCTGCCGTATGGCGGGGCCGGTGCGGTGATCTACTGCAACCGTTCCGTCCGGTCGATGATGGACAAACGTGCGTCGGCGGCTGCCCGTGGTTACACCTACGGCAACGTCCAAGATGCGTTCGGTATGCCGGTGATGACGTTCTTCGGCAAGCCCGTCAAAATCTGTGAGGTGTTGCCCATCGCAACGTCAACCAACTATACCGGCGAACATCAGGTATCATAGTCCTGATGCGTGTCGTGGTTGCGAACAAACAAACAAACGAAATTTCGTAAGGAGTTATAGCAATGCTGCTTGACCAAAATCTCATCCTGTGGGATGGCTTGATTACCAGTTGCACCTTCGGGTCCAACATCTACTTCGGCAACGGAGTGTACTCGGGCACCACAAGCGGATGGACGGTTGACCTCCAACAGTTACAGGAAACCGGCCTGTCCGTCAACGATCTGGTTCTCGATTGGAAGATCGGGACCGCGTTCGTCGGAGCAACCAGCACCTACACCTTCAGTCTCTACTCCGCCGATACGCTGAGTACGGCGTGGGCGTCGTGGACGAAAGTGTGGTCGGCTGGGACTACTGTGGTCCCGGTTGCTTCCTGTACGGCGGGGCTGCAAATCTTCTTGGGGCTGCTTGGCTCCAAGTCGTATGCCTATGCCGTCGCCGCTGGCTCCGGCTGGCTGGCCGCGCTGAAACGGTACCTCCGAATCGGCTTTCTGGTTGGGACAGCCAGTCCTACCGATGGCACCATGTCGGCGGCTCTCGTTCAGCGTATCAACGTGGCCAACCGCAAGGTGTTCTGATCGTAATCAAAACCAAACGGCGCGCCGGTGGAATACCGGCGCGCCCTCTATGGAGAAATCGGCATGTCAGAACTACAGACAGTACGAATGGGCTG